CGTGCGTGCCGCGGGCGAGGGTCGCGGTGAGTTGGGCCTCGCCCCAATCGTCGTCGGCGACAAGCCGCACGACCGGCCCGCCGGGCAGGTGCGACACTTCGATCGGCGCCGCCCCCGAGAGCTTGCCGAGGCGTTGCACCTCGTCGAGCAAGGCGTTGTAGTCGTCGGCGGTAATCGGGTCGCCGCGTGAGACGCGGGATAGGTAGGCCATGCGGAATCCCTTCGCTGGTGGTCTGGTTTATTCTACGGCGTGGAATTCCGTTTGCGAAACCCAAGCCGCTCCAATAGGATCCGAATTCGTTTCCAGAACCTATGGAGGAATCGCCATGCTCGTTCTCTTGCTCGCCGTACTGGCCGCGCCGCCACGAGAAACGACAAACGACAGCGACAGCAAGCCCAAGCCCGACTTTCGGAAGGAGTCTCCCGACGACGTGACCCAATACCTCGACTACATGGGCCTTCCAGGCGGCAAGTGGAAGCAATACGACGGCGATGGGCCATTCCGATCGATTTCGAAGCCATTCTCGATCCGTGAATCAAGCGCGACGGGCGTTCCGTCGACTATCGCGTACATGCTTGAGGGCGACGAGCGATCCGTCAAAAAGCTGGAACTGAGCCTGTTCATGGGAGATCCGGCGAAGAAAAAGGACTGCCTTGAATTGATGACTAAAATGGCGTCGACTCTCAATAAGCGAGCGACGGGAGAAAAGATTCCGGCCGCATCGCTCGCCGCAATCAAAGCCGGCAAGTCGACGAAATGGAACGCTGGCGACGTGAAAGTGACGGCGGTGAGCGAGCCGTTCAAGGGCGAGCTAAAAGGCTTTGAACTGCGAATCGTCTGGAAGTAGAAGCTATGACCCGACGCCGAGCGTCGAGAAGTCCGCCGACTCATAGAGGGCCGGCGTCGTGCCGGTCCAGACGCCTTCCTTGAGCAATTTGTTCCATGACTCGGTTCGGCCGATGAATTTGTAATTGAGCGTCCAGCCGTCCGATCCGTCCCACTTTGATTCCCGCTTGGCCTTCACGCCTTGGAACAGCACTTTGGCCGGATCGCGACCGTAGAACGTCGCGCTGTTCACCTTGCCGAGCAAAGAGAAAATGGCGTCAATGTCGAGCGTCGGCACGTATTTTCGCTCGAATCCGAACTCGCAAACGCCGAGGAACTTTCCGGGATCTTGATTCAGTTCGCCGCCGCCGATCCAGGTGTATCCCTTGCGCGGAACTGTCACGAAATTCGCCGCAAAATCGACCTCTTGCGAGAGGATCGTATCGTCGTTCTGCTTGTCCTTGTCGTTCGTCTTGAACGTGACCGTAATGAGCGCCTTCTCGTACGCGATCGCACCCGTCGTCGCGTTGTGGCTGCTCTTGCCGTTCCCGACGATGTTCGCCTCTTTGGCGCGAATCTTGGTGAAATCGGGGTCGGCGACTTGCGCTCCGATTACCTGGTTGACGAACGTAAAGCGGTTCGCCCAATCGACGAAATAACTGCGGCTAATCTGCATGCCCTTCTCGCTGATTTGGGCGACGCATGAGCCGTGGGCTTCTTCGTAGGGAACGCTGCTGATTGACGGCATTATCCGAACACTCCAAAGAACGGCTTGTTGAGCGCCTTCACGATATCGACGGCGTTTTTCTTGATGTCGACGGCAATCTCGTTGCCCTTTTTGACCTCTTCGACGACGGGGTCTTTCTGCTTGCCGGCCGCTTCCTGCGCCCGCTTCCAGAACTCCGCAGCGTCTAGCACTTCCCCGGCCTTGCGATCCTTCCCGGCGATCTTGGCATCCTCTTTCTTCTTGTCGCCTTCTGTCGGGGCGTGCAGGGCTTTTAGCCAGCCATCCAGCGTCATGAGGCCGCCGAACAGTCCATTGACGGCCGCCGGGGCTTTCGCAAGCAATCCGCCCGCGTCTTTGCCCATTCGGTTGAACAGATTGGCGACCGGCGTCATGCCGTTCTGGTAGGCGTTTTCGAGCTTGGCCGCCAAGTCCTCCAGCTGCTTCCGCAGAATCTTCGTCGCGTCGGAATCCTCGAAGGGCTTGACGTCGTTCATCCGAGCGTCAAATTTCTCCCGGAAGACGTCGGCAAAATCTCGCTTCGCGGGCAAATTGCCGGCCATTCGGTCGAACTCTTCTTGGGCGTCCCGCTGATTCTGCTGCGCGCCTTTGATGTCGCCGGGGTGCGCGGCGATCCAATCCGAGTAGGCCATCTGACCGGCGAGCACGCGGCCGATCGAGTTTTGGACGGATTTCCAGACGGTTGCGACGCGGTTTCCGACTTCCGCGAAGACCGCCCCGATTCCTTCCGCAAGCCCCATCGTGAGAGACGCGATGTTATTCCATGCAGTCGCCGTGACGTCGACGATGCGGCTTATTTGGATCGCCGCCGACGTCTTCATCATTTCCCAGGCGATATCCCACCGGCTCGCGAACCGCCGGAGCACGGCGAGCGTCCCCGAGATTCCATCGGCGACATACAGCCAAAGCGTATTCGCCGCCTGCCTCGCGCGGCCGAACATTCCCGCAAACGTATCGACCCACGACAACGCCAGGGCTTTCAATTGAGCGAACGTGTTCGCCGCAATCTCCGCGACCGCAGTTCCCCACGCCCGGAACCGCTCTTGGTTCTCTTGCACGAATCCACTGACGGCGTTAAATACTGGCGCCGCAATAGTTCCGATTGCCGCGAGCTTGGCCGCCAGAAGCACCGCGCCGGCCGACAGTCCCGCGAGCCACGTCGCCGCAACGGCCGCCCCGCCGACCAGCGCCCCGAGGCCCAACGTCTTCAGGATCGACGACAGCCCGCCGAGCCGATCGACGAACGCCGACACGTACGGCATGGCGGCCGCGACAACTCCCGATACGACGTCTTTTACTTGCGAAATCCGGGCCTTGATAATCGCGGCAATGTTCGTGATTCGATCTTGGATGCCGCTGCTGCTGAGCGCGTCGTTGGCCCGGTCCAACGCCGATTTCAGTTCCTTGAAAATCGGCTCGCCGATCGTTCGGCTTGCCTTCGTGATGCCGTCGCGGAACGTCGAGAATTTCCCGGTGAACGTCTTCGACATTTTGTCCATCATGCCGCTGACGGGATCCATCGACTTGACGAACTCGGCCCATACCGCGGCGCCGGATTTCCCGGCCTTCTCCATGTCCTCGAATCGTTGCCGGGTTTCCCCTGACATAAGCCCGAGTTCTTGCAGCCGCACGGCCGCCTCGCCCCACGGCCGCCCGGCTTGGATGGCCGTGTACGCGCGCCCGACCCACATCGCCACGCGGTCGAATTGCTCGCCCGAGGCCGCCGCCATATCGCCAATCATCGTAAGCGACTTGCCGGTCGCCAAGACGTCGCCGCCGAACGTCTGGAGGGTCTTGGATGCCCGTACGACTTCGCCAAGCTCAAACGGCGTGACGTCGGCGAAAGTGGAAAGTTCTTGCAGCCGGGCTTTCGCCTTGTCGGCGGATTTGAGCAAGACCTCGAATTGAGTCTGGTACGCCTCAAACTCGGCATTGTTCGTCACGAATCCCTTCGCGAACGAACCGAATTGAGAGCCGACGGCGGAAGTGAGATTGCCGAGCGCGTGACTGGCCGCGCCCTTTGCGACATCGGCGAACATCGACGACATTCGCGAGCTGGCCATGCGGGCGGAATTGACCATCCCTTCAAGCCGCGACTGAATGCCGCCGATCGCCGACTGGACGCCCGCGAAGCCACGCGACGACAGTTCCACGAACGCTTCGGCTAGCTGAAATTGTCCGGCCACGGATCGACCTCCTTATCGGGCGCCAAAGCAGCCCGCTGCCGGGCGATCTCGGCCGCCAGTTCTTCCTTGTTGGTGATCTGCCGCGTCGGCTGTTGCGGCGTCTCGGTGTAGAGCCACATGATCTGCGGAATGGTCAACGCGCCGATCTCGGCCGGCGTCAATTCCTGATTGCGGATCAGGTCGCGATAGATGCGGAGCCAGCCGGATTCCCCGCCACCGCGCCCGCCGCCGTCTGGGACTGCGGGCCAGTAGTAGGGTCCAGCCCCGACACCCGTCCAATGATCGCGCCCAACTCTGGCAAATTGCCGAACGCGAGAAGCCCCGACATATCGTCGAGCGTCACGCCGGGCCGGCCCTTGCGGACAGAGAGCCACATCGCGTACGACAGGCCAGAGAACGTCGAGAGCTGATTGCACGCCTGATTGTCGCTCATCTCGAGCGCAAGCTGTCTCGATTCCTCGTAGGCTTTCGCCAAAAGGAACTGCTTGGCTTGCGGTTCCATGCCGTCCATACAGAGTTGTACGCGTCGGATCGGTGCCGACTCCAGCCACGTACGGAACTGCCCCAAGTCCGAGAGCGTCAGCGGGTGGAATGTCCATTCCTTCCCGCCGATCGTTGCCGTAATGGGGCTTGCGTTGATGATACCCACAGGATTCACGTCTACCGCCTTTCCACGTCGCCAGAGGAACAAAACACCGCCGGGCTTACACGCTGCCCGTCGGCCAAGTGAAGTCGCCGTTCGACTTCCAGGTAAATTCCAGATCGACGCCGCCCGAGATGTTCACGGACGGCTTCACCGATTCGATCAACGCCGAAGCGACGTTGAGATACGGGCCGCTGCTGCCCGAGATGTAGCAATGCAGCGCGACGTCGGCGCCCTGATAAATGCCGGGCGTGTCCATCGGATTCGCGTCGCCGTCCCAATGGAGTTTGACCGTCCCCGAGCACTCTTCCAGCCCGACGCCGTATTTCTTCTTCCCGTTCGATTGGCTGTTCGTGCGGTCCACCAGATCGGCCTTGCCTTCCGCCGACCATTCGGAGATGGGAATATCGGTCCCCTCGACCGTGACCTTACCGTTCTTCCCCGTGATGAAATTGCTCATGATGCCTCCCTGCTACCTCAGAATCGCAAACCCGAAATTGAATTGAACCGTCGAGAGCCAGAGCTCGCGCGCGGTTGTCGTATCGCTGCCCGGCGTCGGCGTGCCCTGCTGGGCCGTCTCGCGCCAGTGCCCGCCCTCGATCGTCAGCTGGAAGTCGCGGTAAGCGTCGGCGATCGCTTCCCCGAGTATCTGGGCGTCGTCGCCGTTCTCGGCCACCGCCATGATCGTCGCCGGGACGGTCCACAGATACGCCCGGCTGTTGATCAGCGAATTGCCGTCCGCCAGCGTGATGACCGCCAGAGGAAGCGGAGCCTCTTCGGGCGCCTGGGTCGTCCATAGGCCGCCGGGGGCCAGCGTCTGCAACTCCGGGCAGTTGTTCCAACGCTCTTGGATGGCGTCGAGCAACGCACGCATCAGGCGCCCCCTGCCGCGATGCGGCCGAGCGTCGGCAACTGTTGTTTGAGCGTCAGGAGCATCCAGGGACGCGGCTTGATCCGCTTCGTGCCGACCTCGAGCCAGAAGCCGTAGATCGTGTTGCGGGGGATGCCGACGCGGACCTTGAGTTGGTCGGAAAATGACTCCATCGTGACGCTTTTCTTCAGATTGCCGAATTGTTCGCGCGGCGGTTCGCCGGGAAGCGACGCAACGTGGACGGTTCGCACGCTCGCGCCGACCTTTCGCCGGTTGACGGTCATGATTGAAAGCGATCGGCTTTGCCCCGAGCCGTCGACCGTCCGCACGCGGCCTTTGATCGGCGCCGTCAAATCTTTGGCGAACGAAACGGAATGCCGTACCGATTTCGTCTCAGTAAGAGCGGATTTCAACGTCCGCCGGCCGCTCACCGCCAACTGCTGCTTGTCGGCCGAAACCAGATGTAAGCCCGCCGCCTTCAGCGACGCCATCGACTTCGCGCGGATGTGCTGCTCAAACGCCTTGCCGTTCCACTGTACTCGGCTCACTGGAGTTGTACCTCCAGGTGAGGCAGTTCCGTCAGCGACTCGCGATTGACCACGCGGAGCACGCGGAACCGGCGGCCGGTCAAAGGCTCATAGACCCGATGCCGGGCGTCAACGATGACGTCTTGCCCGAGGTAGACCCGGAACGACTGCTCAAGGATTCTCCGCTCACCCTCGCGGGTGTCGGTTTGTTCGATCGGCTGAATGCGCGCGGCCAGCGACGAATAGGCCGTCGACCACGACTGCGAGTACATGCCCGACGTGCTTTGGACGGCTGTCCCCAGCTCGATGTCTACGGTCTGCGAGAGATCGGCCGGGATTTCCAGCTTCCTGCACCAGCAACGGTAGCGCGTGTTTAACGTGCATTTGTCGACGGCCAGAATCCGCCAGATCGTGCCGTCGCCGTCGGTGATGGAGCCGCCCATGCGCGGGGCCGTCGTCGCGAGCACGACGGGGATTTCCCACTTGACGTCGTGCTGCGTGTAGCGGCCGTTGCTGACGCCGGCCTCGCTGGCCTTGACCTCGCGCCGCAGAGCGCTGGCGATCGACAGAGTATCCCCGTTGGCCGGATCGGTCAGCGTGACCGATTCCAGGCCGTCGACACAGAGCAAATCCGCCGAAAGGTCTACAGGCATACGAACGTCGATTCCTCAATGGGGCCGGATTCGCGGTCGATCTGGGCGTTTACGCGATCAAGTTGCTCAAAGAGCATCTTCTGATAGTCGCCCCAGTCAAACCGCTGGCCGTCGACGTCATAATTCGCCTTAGGCGACGCCGTTATTTCTTGGAGCCGCGCGAGGATTTGGCTCTTGATCGTCGCCAGGACGCTCGCGTCACTCATCCTTGACCTCTTGGATGTTCGCCTGGTGGTCGCTCTGGATGATGCCGTTGGCCTCGTAATACGCCTTCAGGGCGCCGGCCTCGTCCGCGGCCTCGACGGTCTTGGTTTCGTGATACTTCAGGGCGACGCTGTACCGCTTCAGATTGAGTTTCGCCGCTCCGCTCATGCTCACAACCGTATCCGCCATTGCCGCCTCGCTTGTCGTTTTCTTCGCCACGTCTTCGCCTCATCTCTCCAGAAACGAAAACCGCCGGCTGCCTGGAGAAGCGACAGCCGGCGGCGGCGACGTGGAACGGGTTGGCGTCACATGCCGCCGGGGATGGATTAGGCTTCGTACGACTGCACGACGCAACGGGGTTCCATTACCGCCGCAGCGCCGCGTTCGCTGGCCTTGTACTTGGCGACGATGTCGCGGCTGAACTCGTCTTCCCCGTTCGCGGGGGCTTGTACGACCGTAACGGGCCAGTTTTCCATGTAGGCGAACGCCTTCTGGAAATCGCCGATGTAATAGTATTTGCCGGCGTTCGCCGCCGAGACGCTCAATTCCGACTGCAAGCGAGCGTACGCGAGAACGCTTTGCTGAATGTTGAACATTCCCGAAACAGGGTTGGCGGCGACGGTCTGCGTGCTATTGCTGGCGCCGTCGTTGAATCGAATCTCGGTGGCGTTCAGCACTCGTTTGGCCGCCATGAATCGGGCCGGCATACAGATGAGCGTGTTGGCCATCATGAGAATCGGCTCGCCGGTGTGCGGATCGCGCATGTCGGCGAAAAGCTGGAGCACGTTGTCGATGTCGGTCCAGTCCACGAGATCGTTCGACGACTTGGAATTGATCCACGGCGTCGACGTGTTGTAGGTGTTGTAAGTGGTGCCCTTCCACTTGTAGGTATTGACCTTGCCGATCAGGATGTCGACGAGCCGCTTCTCTTTGTTGGTCGCGAGCCAGGTGCCGACGTCGCTTGCACGCTGCAAGATCAGGTTCGTGCGGTCGAAGAACACGGCTTCTTTCGTGACCGGCACGATCAAGCCGCGCTTGGTCGTCGCGGGCGTCTCGACGTAATCCTCGGTGAATCCCGCCGTCGGGTATTCCTTGCCCTCGGTGACGACTTCCGCCTGATCGCCGATCTGCGTCATGCCGGGGATTTTCTCGCCCGACAACGTGGTCGGCACGTTCGGCACGATGCTGCTCATCACGAACGCCGGATTTTGGTACGCCTGCATGATCCGGCTGTAGACGATCTGCCCGGTGATGTTGCTGAACGCCGCGACGCTCACCGCGTCGCCGGCCTCCAACAGCGGCAGACCGCCCGCCTTGCTGCGCGGATTCAGATTCTCGACGAATTGCTCGCCGCAGAACGCGCGGGCGCACTCGCGGAGAGAAAAGTCTTCCGCCCGCAGGTGCTTCGCTTGGATCGCCTCGGTGAGACGCGAGCACGTCCGCTCGGCGCCTTCGCTCTCGTACAGTCGTTTCAGTTCGCGAAACTTCATGATTCAGCCTTCCATGACAGATGAAATTGATTCAGGGGCCGACGCCGGGCGTCAGCGATTAACGCCGCTGGTAGCAGCCGATGAAATCGACGTTGAGCGTCTCGACGTTGGTCGTGTCGCCGTTCTTTTGGCCGGCGACCAGCTGCATCTCCGTCGCGCTGGTGAACACGAAATCGTGTCGCGCGACGAGCACGCCATCGATGTAAAACCGGACGTCGGCATTGGTCGACGAATACGGCAGGAACTCGATGCGGAACGTCTTGTAGGACGCGCCGCCGGCCGTCTGCGCGGTCTTGCTGATATTGTTGGCGTTGCTGGCCGTGAGCTGCGTGGTCGTCTGCGTGCCGCCGATGGACGTCTCGCACGACCAGACGGTATCACCGTCGGCCTTGAAGAACACGGCGCCGCTGTAGCTCGCCGGCGGGCCGGCGCCGTTGTCCTGGAGAGCGTTCGCCGCGACGGCGTTCATGACGCCCAAGATTACGTTCGCGTCGTCGGTATTGGCCTCGGTGTACTGGGCGCGGCACTCGAACAAGAGCGGCTTGTTGGCCGCGAAGAGAAAGAGTTCCTTGGTGCCCTTGACGTAGGATTCGTCGTTGTCGGCGACTGTGCCGTCGCTCGGGACGATCGCGAGAACCCCGCCGGCTGCGTCGCCGACGCTGACCGTGCCGCTGTCGCTAGCGACGGTCGTGAACATATCGCCAGAGACATACTCGAAGAAGTCGTCGAACACGCCGAACTGAAGGCCGGCCTGCGGCAACATGCCTTCGTTGTCGAGAAGTTTCGTCATCTGTCAAAGCCTCCATGCACGGAAGTCAAAGCCCGCGGCGCCAGTGCCGCGCGGCGGGTGAATTACTTGATGGCCGCGACGAACGAGTCGATTGACTCGGTGATACGCCCCGAGCCGCCGGCGCCGGTCTGCCCTTCGGCGACGCGCTGCTCTTTCGAGACGGGGCGATTGCCGGGCGCGGGGGCGAGCTTCGCGATGCCTTCGAACAACGACGTCATGGACGCATCGTCCGGCGTCGCAATCAGTGCCGCCTCGATCACCGGCGTGATTTGTTCGAGGGGGAACTTTGCATCCCTGCAAAGCTCCCCGATCTTGGCCTTCCTGGCCGCGACGCGCTCCCTTGCGTCGGCCGCATCCTTCGCTTCTTTCAGGGTCTTGTTTTCCGCCTTGAGCGTGTCGACTTCGGCACGCAGCGCGGTCGTCGCCTTGTTGACGATCGATTCGTGCAGCGCCGGGTTGCCGGTTTGGATTTCCGCTTCGGTAAGGGTCGTCAGATTCATTTCTTTCTCCTGCGCGTCCGTGCTTTCAAAGAGGCCCTTGTTTGTGGCGGGATTTGCCACCAGATCGACCGAATTTACGGCCGTAATTGACTCGATGACTTGACGACCGTTGCGATCGGCCTTTTTGCCGAAAGCGTCGTGCGACATGCCGACGCCGTTGGGCATGTTTTCGGCCCACCACATCAGCGATTCCGCGTCGGCGTGCTTCGGATTGAACCGCAAATTCCCGAACAACCCTTGGCCTTCTTGGAAGCGAACTCCCTCAAACGCGCCGAAAGCGTCGCGATAGCTGCGAGGCTGCTTGTTGTCGGTCTGGTGGTCGATGAAAACCTTGCGGCCTTCATAGAGGCCGATCGCTCCGCGCAACGCTTCGGGCGTGTAGCTGCGGCCCTTCGACGGCGACTCAAGTCCGAGGATCTTCACGCCGGGAATCAATCCGGCCTGTCGATCCACGGCCACCTTGCCGGCGAACGTCGCCTCACGCAGCGCTATTGAGTCGGACATTGCCAACGTCAGGCCCTTCCTCGAATGCGGAACACGCCAGATCGTCCGCATCAACCGGCGGGCGATCCCAAATCGTTTCGTATTGCGGTTGTGCAGGGGCCGCGATTGGACCGTTGGACCTGGCAGGCGCGAGGCCCGCGCCCACCAGTTGCGGCGGCGCGTGGTGGCATCGACCATCTTCAAAGAATCGGCAATCCCTGCACGTCATGCCGTAATTGTGCAGGGCGGCCGTCAAGTGGGAAATGTCAACAGGGGGAAATGAGGCTAGTAGATTCGGTCGTCTCCCTGAAAGAGCGAATCCGGCAGCGGCGTCAGTTCGCACGTTCCGCCGTACGCTTCGGCGGCTTTCTGGGCGATCACCTGTGCGTACGCCTGCGGGATGCCGTCAGCCGGGTGATACGTGGTCGCCGGATTGAACTCAATGCTGAACGTGAAAACAAGCCGCTCGCCGCCGCTCCATTTGAATTGGTCGTCGAGAGTTGCCGTCTCGCCCAATGCTTTCACGGTCGCCAGGATCATTGGAACGCTCCGCGCAAAGTACCCAAAATCAATTTGAAGTATTCAGGGTCCGTCTTTGCGAACAATACCGGATCGGCGTGCATGAACTCCATGCCCATTGATATTACTTCGGTGTTGCCGTGAAAGTAATCCTTGCCGATATAGGCCGCCCGTTGTCTCGCGTCCTCTTTGCTGTAGCCGAACGCCAAACTCAACTTCTCCCAATCGTCGACGCCGAATGTCAACTCGCCAACATCGTATTTTCCGTGCGTGGCAAAGTCGTTCATTGGACGCAGTTTGTCATAGTCGCCGCCGGGGCGAAGCCCGATCCGTCTGGAGCGGAACACGACGGCCGCCGTGTTTACAGGCGTGTGATCGTTCAGAATGTGGCCTAATTCGTGGGCGTAAACTCGCTCTTCCGCGCCTTCCGCCATGTTGATGGTTCCGCGAGTCGCAAATGATCTGCTGCCCGACGGTATTTTGTTCGCGTCGATAAATGTTGCCGAATTGGTGCCGTTATAATCGCCGAGAACCGATTTGTACCATTTTCTGATTCGATCCAGGTTCTCGCGATCAGCGCCCGTAAACGCGCTTGGCCCATTAAATGCACTGGCGTTGTTAATCCCAAACCCCTTGCCTTTGCCTGCCGGCAACGCGATCAGTTCGGCCAGGCGGTCGCTTTCCTGCTGGCGTAACTTGCGAAATTCTTCGCGGATTTCACCGCTCCGCTTCGTGATCGCTTCTTCCTCGTCGCGGAGCTTCCGCCATTCCTCTTTGGCCGCCTTCCGCTCCTTGGCCGACAGCTTCATGTTGTTAATCTGCAATCCGACCTCATTCATGCGAGCAAGCAATGCTGTCTTTTTCTCCCGGTTCGCCTGCACGGCGTCTTCCGTTTCCTTGGCCCAATCTCGCGGCGTGTAGTTCTTCGCCGCGGCGATAAAAGCATCCGGCGACGTGAACGCTGCCAGTTTGTCTGAATACTTTGCCGCTCGCACGGCCGCCAGTTCGGCGTCAGTCGTATCGATCGCGGGCATTGCCGGCCCCTTGGTATTCGCCGGCGCGGGCGAATTCTTGGGCGGTTCAGGTTTCGGTAGAGCCGGCGGCGTAACCTCCGGTTTCGGCTTGGGGGCCGGTTTGGGCTTCGCCGGCTTGATCGGCTTGGCCTTCGGTTTCGCCGGCGGTTTCGGTGCCGGGGGCGGCTTTACCGGCTTAATGGGAGGCGGCGGATTCCCGCCACCCGTCGGCACGTCCAAGAACGATTTCTCGGCCGTCTGCCGCAGCAGCGCCGCGCGTTGCTGGAATGCTTCTGCGTTGGCCTGGCGTCGCGCCGCGAACGCCGCCAGGTCTTCGCCGCGGAGCTGATCGGTTCTGATCAGTTCGCCCGTCTGCGGATCAACGAAATCCTCGAACTTGGGCTTTCCGGCGCCGGCGATCTTTTGGGCGACGGCATCGTACCGGCGAGAGCCGACGACGGCGCGGCGCTCCTCGTCGCTCGCGCGATCCCACCATTGCGAATAAACGAGCGGGTCTTGAATCGGGCCGGCGTTGGCGCGGTACTGCTTCAGCAGTTCGGGATTGTTTTTGACAGCGTCGGGCGTCTTGAGAACGGGGGAGTACCACCCCCGGCAGTTCCATTCGTCGGGCAGCGTCGGCCGCTCTTCCGCCGGCGGGTTGCCGTTGACGAACCAGATTTTCCCGTTGCGTGCGGCGTGATGCGGGCGAGTCACGACGTCCATCACTTCGTGGATCTGGTATCCGTCGATGACGTCCTGGCAGTCGGCGAACGTCTCTTCCGCCATGCCGTTGGCGACGCGCGCGAGCTCAGTTCTCGCGATCCGCTGGGCGCTCACCTTGTATCCGTTGACCTGCGGGAGAATCGCGAGCATCGTGTCCCGCGGTAGGTCGCCGTTGCTGACGCTGGCCGCGAATCGGCGGGCCAGTTGATCCTTGTCGGCGATGACGTGGCTCAACATCTCCAGCCGATCGTGATAGCCCATCGGGGGCTTTCCGCCGAAGCTGCTCGGCTTCTCGACGATCCGCTTGATTTGCTCTTTCGTGGGCGGCTCGAAGACGAACTGGCGCAGAACGTCCTGTTGCTGGGCGCGCGGGAGCTTGTGGAATCCGGCCGCCCACCATTTCGAGAGCGAATCCGGCCGCCCCAGGACGATCGTCGCCTGCTTGTTCTGCGGGACGAACGCCGTCACGCGATCAGGCGGGAGCTTGCCGTGCGTGTCGCGGACGAGCGTTGCGATCGCCGCGTACCGGTCGGCGTCGTCCATCCCTGCGGGCAAGAGTCGCAAGAGGTGATCGAGATAAGCGTCGACGTCGGTGTAGCCCAGCGCGCGGGCCTCGAAATCCATGTTGCGGCGTTGAGCCTTGGTCAGTTTCGGCGGCCAGGCGACTTGCTCTTGCACCTGCGGCGTGCCGAACAATCGCTCGGCGACGAGCCAGCGATACGCTTCGGTCGGCAGGGCGTTCAGCAAAGCGTCGACGGCGGTCGAATACGACCAGTCTGCGGCGCCGTACAGGCGCGAGGTGACGACGGCCATCGTCTCGGCCTGCATCTGGCCGATGATTTCGCGAGCGAGCGTGTAGACGTGATTGAATGGTCCGCCGCCTCGGGCGAGGCGATTCAGTCGCGCCCAGTTCTTGCGTACGACCGCATCAACGGCGTCAGCCGCCCACGCGGCGGCCTTATCGATCTGCGCGCGGCGGACGCCGAAAGTTGCGGCGAGACGGGAATCCCAGGGAGAAGGCATTTAGCCCTGCTTGTAATAGGGCGAGAAGTATTCCAAGGTGAACTCTTCTCGCGAAAGGGTGCGCGATTCGTCGTCTTTGCAGAGAACGAACATCGTTTGCACGCAAGGTTGATATTCGATCGGGTCGCGTTTGTGGTCGTCGCAGAAATGATGCACTGAATGCACGTCCCACGCCCGAACCAATTCGCCGGTGTCCTTGCGGACCGGAGCCAATTGGATCAAGTCGGCAATAGAGTGCGTCGCCTGCTTTCCGCACTTCTCGCACACCGAAACCGGCGGGTTACTTTCGGCTTTCCGTACACCGAACAGCCCCGCCACCGCCGCAAAGGCGGCCTTGATCGCATCACGTCGAAACATCTTTCGCCCTTTTTTAGCCGTTACCCGTCCAACGCTTTCCAAAACATAATCACGACGTCGTTGGTCTGTTGATGCTGCCGGATGATCGCGAGCACGTCCTTTACGTCTCGCTGTGTCTTGATTTCGCTGACTTCCGAAATGAACATCGACCCCCAGCCGCTTACGTCCGCTCCAACGTCGTTCTTGAAGGCGTACGAAACATATAGCGAGGGCTTCTTTTGGCCATGAGCCATGCGGAATCCTTTAATCGGTCCACGGATCGACGTCGCACTTGCAATTGTCGGTCGGACGGTCGTCGCCGCATTTGATACAGAACTGGCCTTCGAGTAAATCAAAGAACTCCGACCGCTCTCGCGGCGTCATCCCTTTGATCGTGTGGATCATTTCCCGACTGCGGATCGCTTTCGCCTTCTCAGGATCCAGCGTCTTGAACGGCGGTTCCTCGTCATCGTCGCCAAAAACCGGCATCAGATTTTCCCCTTACACCAGCCGGTACGATTCCGGCAAGATCGCATCAAACGTCACTACGGGCGTGTGCGGCTGGCCGCTGCACGCCTTGCATGGATCCATCAGAAAACCGCGTTTGCTTTTCTGCTGGCCTATTCCGCGACACTCGCCGCACTGCGAAGCGATCGTGATCGGAACTGATTGGCGGCCTCGCTCCTCGCGGAGATGATAGATTGCGGCCGTGACCGCTCGCGCGAGGCATTCGCTGAGCGTCGCCGTGCCGCCGTTCTCGCCGCCGGTATCGACCTCGATGCTGTAGGTGAACGTGGGCGGAACAGCGGGTGCCTTTGGCTTTGACGCCGGTCGCTTCCTCGCATGTTCGGCGTTCTCGACCGTCAATTCCGCAGTCGCCATCACATACCCCCTTGCTGTTCGGCCCCCGGGTCCATCTGGTCGTCCGCACCAGAATCCGGCGGCGGCATCAAGGCCTGCGCGTGCTCGACGGCCGCCTCTCGCTCTTCGGCTTGGTTTGCGGACTCGGCATCCCAATCGTACCCGCTTTTCCCCGCCCACGTCTTCGCGGAAAGCACACCCTCTTGGTGTTCGATCTGGTTCGCGCGAGCCTCTTCCAGCCGATTGGAGATCGTGATCGTCGGCGGCGTCACGGCGATGTACGCACGGTCCAGAATGTCGTCCGGCAACAACTTCGCCTCGATCTTGAGCTGCACGACGCGCCTCATGATCGCTGCGTCGGCCTCCATCTCTGACGCCTGGAGTCGCTGGAACGTGCGGTCGGCGGACGATCCAGCAACCAGCGTGCTCGAGTAGTTCGCGTTGCTGGCGTCGCCGGAAATCATGAACTCGGGCATACCCACGCGGGCGCCGACCGCTCGCAACTCAGCTTGCAAAACACCGACCCCGTTGGCGGCATTTGCGCCGATCGTCGGAAATTCGTATTCGGTGTTGGCGTTGGCGTCGATGATGCGCGGACCCATTTCCTTGCGGAATCGCGGAATCTGCCCGGTAGCGGGATTCTGCCGCCCCTGAACCGTACCGGCGGCCGCGAATGCCTGCACCTGCCCGTTGCTCGCGCCCTGGTGCCGGCGAATCATCGCGATTGCCGCCTGCACCGCGGTAACAACGCTCATGTTTCGCAGCAGTTTGAGCGCCCGGTCAAGATGCGTCCGACAGCCCCAAAGCGTCGGGATCCCTCGCTTAACGGTCGCGTCGACGTTTTCTTTGCGGTGCTGGATTTGGTCCGCCGGAACTGACTCGCCGTCGACCCAATACGCGACAACCGTCTCGACGTCCTTCGGGTCAGTCTCGACGCCAAAAGAGAAATGAGGATCCGTATAATCCTTGGGCTGCGAAACTTGCCCCGGCTCGACAAACCGCACGCGCACCGTCGCGGTCTGAGCGTCGATGAAAAGCCGCAGGAAGACCTCGCCGTCGCGGTCACGGCGGCGCCGAATCTCGGCCTGCCGGCAATGCCAGTCGTTCATCTCGACGAATTCATCGACGACGTCCTGCAACGCCTGCAATTCCTCTTCCTTGACGGGCTGCCCCTTGATGGCGGCCGCCTTGTACGTGTGGCCGACGCCGACGACGAACGAAATACGGGTTTCGATGACGTTGATCGCAAAAGGGTTCTCGCGAGCGAGCCAGCGGCATTGCTTGCGCGCGGCGGTCAGTTCGGTTTCAGAACAAAACCCCTCTTCTCGCTGACCGTCCGGGCCGACGCCAAGGGCCTGCCACGTATCCGGGTCGTCGCTGTCGCTGTTGCCGACGTAGTTCGCGGCAAGCATGTCGAACGACTCTTGCATCCGGGCGATGGCGTCGATCTCCATCCGCGCGTAGCCGTTGGTGATCTGCTCTTGGAGGTCTGCGGTCGCTTCCATGCGTGGGAGTCCTTATTCCTCGATCTCGAACAGATCGTCCGGCCACTCAGGCGGCGACGGCTCTCGCGTGATGATCGTCACAAGGATTGTTCGCCTTGGAAGCGTCGCCAGATACGCATCGATCGCGTCGCGCAATGCGGCCTCGATTTCGTCGTCGTCCATCATCCCCTCACCTGCAATCGCCCGTCCATCTGCCGCACGTTCCCCAGCGACGTCGCCGCCGAGCACTGCAACACGTAATCGCGGCCGTCGACGCCGTCGCCCACGGCGACCTTGACCAGTTTGCCCGCGATCGTCGGCGAACCGAGCGACAACCCTGAACCGCTCTGCACCGTGACCGCCGCGCTGCCCGAGAGGGTTTCGCCCGAGTCCAGCAGGGCGGCGAAGTCGAACGAGAACGTGAGCGTCTCGCCGGGTTGCTTGACCAATGTCTCTCTCGCTTGCTGCAACGCTATCGTCATTGCGCCCTCCGTCCCATCGCCGTCCAAACCGTTTTACGACTGTACGCCGTCCAGATCCCGCCC